GTGGTTAATCTTCTATTAGCAAATCCTGATACTCCACCCATTCTTTCAAAATTCTTACCAGTTTTAAACTTATCTGGAACCATTGTATAATCTGTAACTTTTGTTGTTCCTGATTTATTGTAAATTTTACTAAAAACATTTTTATCTAGAGCACTCATTCTAGATTTTGGTTTTTTATTAAAACTCTTACTTGATCCTCCAGCTTTATCAGTTTCTTTTTTTGGAAATTTAGGCAGTTCTACTTCTTGTATGTTCTCAAGTTCACTTCTCCAATCAGAATACTCTTCCTTTCTAGTCTTTTTCTTTTTCACACAGTTTGGATATCTCTTACCAAACATCATCTTAGTTCCTTTCTTCTCATATCCCTTCCAACACTTCTGACCTTCTTTGATTTCAATCATACCAGCAGTTTCAAGTGCTGCAACTTGCATTGGTGAGAATCCTTCGTTCTTTGACTTATTACCCCAGTTTGCTGCACCAACCTTACGACACTTAACTAAAGCACCAGATGCGTATGCACTTGGCCATACAGAGTATCTTGACTTGACCTTATGATAACAGGCATCTTTTGTACCACTACCCTTGCCTTTCTTGTCTTTGGCTTCATTAAAATAATTTTCTGACATTTTCTTCTTAGGATCTGTAGAAACGTTTGTTGGTTTTGCTGCACCTGACTTCTGTGGTTGATTTGGATCAGCAGCTCTCTTTCTTCTTGCAGCACTATCTCTTTCTTTATCACTCATCGATCTTCTCTTGGAAGATGACACACACTTAGGAGTTGATTTCTGGCCAGGTTGTCTTGCACATGGTTTCCCATCATACTTACCACCAACTTGAACCCATCCTCTTACCTTACGCCCAGATTTGGTTGTACCACTTGATTTACCAAACCAATCACGAAGACCTTCTTCGCTTACATTATATTTATGATTTTCTGATTGTATTGGTTTTTTTACTTTTGTTCCAGCTGTTCTAATACCACTAGCCTTTTGTTTAATTTGTGGTGGTTGTTTTTTATTTGGATAAATTTGATCCTTACCATATGCCATTATTCTTCCTTGATTAAATGTTTGGTCAGCTCCCATCGCCGCTATACCTACTACTTCTTGCATTGCTTGTTTGCGAATGGTTGCGAAGTAAACCTTTTTACCCTCTTCTTTACCGTATTGTTTCTGCATACTCTTTTTCATATCAGACTTATCATACTTCTTCTTGAGCATGGTATCTTTTCTTTTTTCTGCTGGAGTCATCTTCTCCTCCTTCATGTTCTTAGGTTTCTTACCTTTCTTTTTCATATCAATCGCAATCGCAGCCTGTTGTGCAGGGTTTGCTGCTTCGTTCATTCTCTTTGTTTTCTTTTTCATCGCATTGATATATTTTCTGTAGACTGCTGCCTCAGAGGTTTTACCCATCTCTCTCGCCCTTTGTTCCATAGCAACAGCCGCTTGAATCTTATGAGCATGAGATCGAGAAGAATTCCTGATTTTTGAGACAGACGCTTTTGCTTTAGCAACGTCCTTGAAACCAAGTCCATGAATAGTTCCTTTAGGATCTTCATCAGTATATAAGTCAGAGTGTTTTTTAGATTTTGCTGGTTGACCTTTCTTACGAGGTATGCGAGGATTTGATGTTTCGTAAACTACCGATTCCCCGACCCCGCCTGAGCCATTACCACCACCATTACCACCAGAGCCACCGTTACCATTTCCAGAACCATTCCCACCGTTCCCATTTCCGTTAGAACTTCCGTTACCATTGCTGCCATCATTTCCACCACTATCAGAACGATTGTCTCCTCTTGCTAGATATCCACGAGCGCCTATGTAGTACCCACGAGGAATTTTTTTACACTTCTTATCAGTGAAACAGTAGTATTTGCCTTTAGGACATTTCTTAGCCATTATTTTTTAGATACACCTTCGATGAGATACTTTTCTTTTGATGATGCTTTTTCAGCAGCATATAGTGCAAATGATTTAGTAGCAATCAATGACATAATATGTTTGATATTGTTACTATCGTTTTCATCAAGAGGGCCTGCTAAACCAATAAGGGCTCCTGTGACAATACCCAATTCAACAAGAACAACAAGAAAAATGAGTTTTAATGCCCATTGTCCTGTTTCAAAAAACTTTTTAATTTGTTCTGCTGCAAACTTTTTCATATTAGATATTCCGCTAGATGTATTTATACTTTCACTGTAGTCTTAGATAATTTAAAGACTGTTGAGTCAGCAGACGTAGGTGTTGCACGAAGTCGTAGATTACCACTGTTGATATCAGCATCAAATGTAGCAAGAACTGCACCTGTTCTTATTGTTCCATATTCACTCATAAACGCAACTGTTCCGTTATGAATTACATTGATTGTTGTCATATGATATTGAGTTCCTCTTGTGACTTGAACTTGGAAAGTTGCAGATCGAAATACTGTTGCAGAGATACTTGATATTGTATCTGCACTTGTAGATGTAGTTGTTAAAGTATCACTTGAAAGTGTGACAATGCCTGGATCTCCAAGATCCACACCAGCAGATGCGGTCATGATACCAGTTACAGAGATATCATTCTGATCTAGAGATGTAATCGTTCCAGCAACAGATAAGTTACCACTAATAATTGTATCAACAGCGTTGATATTAGTAACAGTAATATTTGGAGAACCTGTTAATCCTTGAGCGCTGACTGCCAACGTGGCGTTTGATGCGGTTCCTGTAACGTCACCAGTTACATCACCTGTCACATCACCAGTCACATCACCAGTTAAATTACCGATAAATGTTGTTGCAGTTGTAGTTCCAGATACGTTTATATTTTGTAGGAAGGTTGCATTTGTATTAGTTCTGATATTATCGGTAACTGCAATACCTGTTAGATTTGCACCAGATATTGCTGGTAGTGTAGATGGGAATCTTGCATCAGGTATCGTTCCTGAACTTAGGTTTGATGCATTCAGGGCAGACCCAGTAATAAAACCAGCACCATTGGTAAGTTGATTATTATTGGTTGGTATTGTTGGTGTGTTAGTAAAATTATTATAGTTAAGATAATGTGATGCAGCTTGATCAGCGAGTGTGACTGCGTTAGTAGCGTTTTGTGCAGTTCCCGTTAAGTCACCCGTAAAACCACCCACAAAAGTTGTTGCAGTAATAATACCTGATGTATTGATTGATACTGTGGTTCCAATTCCAACAGACTTAGGAGTTCCAACTGCATCAGTAAATTCAATTTCACCCTTAGCGTCTTGTTTGATTGTGATTGTGTTTGCAATACCAATGACAATCTCTTCAAGACCACGAAGTTGTTTTGCGGTTGGGTCAAGAACAATTGAACCTGTACCAATTGTTAAAATACCAGTGACTCTGGCATTTCCAGTCACAACTAAATCTTCATCATAAACTCCTGTGTCTACACCAACATGAACTTTAGTTGAACTTGTGATACCTGTTGCAAATACATCACCATCTTTACTCAGTGTGATGCCACTACCAACTAAAACTCCAGCTCTTGCGGTGACTATTCCGATTGAGTCTACGTTTGTTACATCTTCATATGTAAGAACACCACCAACAGTTACGTTTCCACTAAATGTTCCAGTTGCTGCATTGAGTCCGTTGATTGTAATACTTGGTGTTCCTGTTAATCCTTGAGCATTAGTTGCAAGAGTCGAAGTTGCAGCATTTCCTGTGATGTCATCACTTGCAGTAATAAAACCAGCACCATTTGTGAGTTGATTTGTATTAGTAAATGAGGTTGTAATATATCCAGCACCATTTGTCAACTGATTATTGTTTGATGGTATGGTTGGAGTGTTTGAAAAATTATCATAATCTAAGTAATATGACGCAGCCTGACTGTTTAACTTGATTGCATTGCTTGAATTTACCTGTACCGCATTTCCCATGTATCCATGAGATGAACACTGATAATGAAGAACAGTTGGTGTAGAATCTGTAACTTCTAAATCAACATAACCAGAACCTACTGTAACTCCTGTTGTATATGCAGTTGCCTTTGCAGCATCAAGATAGAATCGAAATGGATGACTACTATTTGAACTGTCTGACACATCAAAACGATATGTTCTGCCAGGCGTAAGAGTTAAGAAAGGTGATTGAACATTATCTAAAACATATCCTTGACTACTACCTGTTCCATAATATCTGTGTTCTCCATCTATCTTACTTGCAACTTTAACTGTAATTGTCTTAGTTGATGCATGCGGTGCTATTAGATGACTGAATCCTGAGAACTGCGAAGCAGTGATAACTCCTGATGTGTTCAGACTATCCTGTGTTCCAATACCTGAAGTAGAACCACCTATAAATTTACCACTTGACGCTTGATATTGAAGAACCTTGCCATCTACCTTTGCACTATCTTCATCAACATCATCAAGCTTTAAAAGATTAACTTCACCAGACCCTGGCCCATGTGCAAGAACTTTATATAATATATCTCTGACTTGTTTTATTTCTCTTTTTAAATCATCTACACTTGTCTCATCTGCATTTTCAACTTCCTCTTTAATATTTGTCTCTTCAATAAATTTGATTGCTTGTGCAACAGTATCACTTATCTTTGGTGTTTTAATTGGTTCTGGTTTGATTAAATCAACAACTTCAAATGATGGATTATCATCAGCATCCTCTAAAGAAGACACATCAAAATCTTCAGGCACCCCAACAGTCACTGCTGGTTCTGTAATATCCTTAACTTCTTTTGGATTTTCAATTACATCTATTATCGAATCTAACTGTTCAATTAATTTTTCTTCTTTCTTTTTTTGTTTCTTTATATTTACTTTTGCTTCCTTGATTCCAGTGACGACAGACGAAGTTAAGACATCAAGATTGATGTCTGCTTCCTTGAGAAGATTATCAAACTCCTCTTTCTTTTCTTTCTTGGCCTTTCCGAGAAGACTAAAAAATTCTGATAGTTCTGGAGATTTCATTTATCATCTTTATTTTGATTCTTGATTAATTTTGATAACTCCGCTGTTGAACCTACAAATAATGCGTTTGTAACATTTGTAGGCCCTTTGTTTGGATCTTGTTCAAGATCCTTCATCTTCTGTTGTAAGTCAATAAGTTTGTCTGTTGTATCTGCAACTGCTTTGATTGTAGTTGCAGCTACTTCATATGCTCTTGCAGAATCTGATTCTTGAGCTAATTCTAATATACCATTCACTGCTTCTTGTCCTTTTTCAACTAGTGAATATAAATTTGCACGACTATATTCATAGTCTTTTTCAGAGTCATTCTTATCACTCTTTTCAAGTTGATTCTTTCGAGGTTCAATCTTATCGTTTTCAACGACCTCTGTATCAACGTTAAGTGCTTCCTCGATAGAATCAAAATTTTTCATAACTCTCCTATACGTCTATACCTTGAGATGGACTTGATGTTTTACCATCAGCAAAGAATGATGTCATTTCGTCAAATCCAAAATCATCACCAAACTCAATTGATGTATTATCAACTGCACTTAAAACACCAATACTTGCATTGTGTTCATGTTTGGCAGCAATCGTGTTATCATATGCACGATAAACCGTTATATTTTGACCAGTGATACTTCGGATAAACATAATCTCAGTATCAATGATGATTCTTTGATTTGCAGCCAAGTCAGTAGTTGCACTCACCTTGAAGGTTGTAACCTTATCAGATATTGCACCATCAACAACTGTCGCTGTGTCATCATCATAGTTTTGTTTTGCAGTTGGTGTTGCACTATATCTAATACTACGTCTTGCAGTTTTAGTATTTGTGCTAGCATAGTAATCAACATCAACCTTCTTAATAAGACCTTCTGGATTATCTGCAACAGGGCCAAAGAGATAAGTTTTTGCGGTAAATGATAAAGTATAAATTAATATCCTACGAGAATCAAATCCACCTTCATATTGATCACTATAATTAATGCTTTCTAAAACTATTGGAATATCTTTCTTCTCACCGATTGAACTAATTAAATTTATGGTAATATTAAATGATGGTTGAAAGTAAGGAACAATTTGTTCTAAAATTTGCAATGCATCGTCACTTAACTTAGCCATAATACTAAGTTCAAATCCAATATTATATGGAACGGGCATGTAAACTTTCTTTGCGTTTGTTCCGTTTTTTGTAAGAAATGTTTGTGCGATTCCAGTCTTACGAGTTGGATCATATTGTAATCCTTGCATCTCAAAAGACAATCTAGGAAGAGTTATTGCTGTCTCTCTGTCTAAATCTGGTTGTTGTTGAATTCTTGCCAAAAATTTCTGCATTGGGCCATAAGCCAATGGCACTTTTAGGGTGCTAAAAGTTGTCCCACTCGCATCCTTGTGTCGAATGTTAATATTATTAAAAAGAGTACCGAAACCGATAACTGTCTTTCTTAATATCTCATGATAGAAATAAGTACCTAACATATCAAAGCTTTCTAACTATTTAGAATGTTCCGAACGGATTGCCCTCAGAGAAGTCTAGAATCGCATCCGCTTCGGATTCAAAGTTTGCATTATCATTATATTGATTCGCACCATACTCCTCATTTGGATAATCATTTGGTTGGTCATAACTTACAGAGAGGATTACATATTCTGCACCAGATTCAAGTCCTTTTATTTTCTCACCAACTTGGAATTGCATCTTAGTTAACATGCTAACATCTAGGGTTCTAGAGTCTGAATCCCATACTTTAACTCTTGCAGTCTCCGAGGAATCAGATGAAACTTGAACAGTTTCATTAAAGATATAATTACCATCTCCTATTGATGTTGCAGCACCAATTGTAATTGTTGGTGCAGACACATATCCACTACCAGCGTTACTGATTCTAATTGCACTAATTGTTCCACCAACCATGACGGCTTCAGCAGATGCATCGGTTCCTCCTGATGGTGCGGTAGTAATCGCAACATTTGGTGTAGTAGTGTAACCAGAACCACCAGAGGTAATTGTAACAATACCTACCGAACCTAGAGTCGTGATGCCAGCAGTCGCTATACCAGTGCCTGGCACGGTTACAGTGGGTATTCCTATGTATCCACCGCCAGGATTGATTAAAAGAATTTTATCGATAGATTTAGCAGTTCCGATACCAGATCGAGATGTCATGATTGCAACCGCAGTTGCGTCCACGCCAGGTGATGTACTGATTGAAACAGTTGGTGCAGTAAGGTATCCGTAACCATCATTCTGCAAGAATATCTGTTGAACAGCACCAAAGTTAAGAGTTGTATTTGCAGTCGCAGTAGAACCGATACCTGACAATATAAGTCTTGCAGCATATCCATCTGTCTGAACAACCTTATCAATCTTCTCAACGTTTGTATCAATAACCTCATCCTCATATTCAAAGACTTCACATGTAAGTTGATATGTATAATTCTTTCTTAATTGATAGTTTGGTTTTTCAAATTCAACATATTTGATTTCAAATAATTTACTACCTAAAGGGGAAAATAATAAATCCCCCTCCCTTGGACGATTTGATATTTCATAATCATCTTCTTGTTGTTCCAAAAAAGGTGCAACTGATTCTTCAAATCTTTCTCTTGAAATCACAAAGGTCGCTTCTGTTGTAACTCGAACACCAAATTTTGTGAGTATATCTCCCTGTCCAGCATATCCATCAACATTCATTAAGTATGCTTCAAGAGGAAATGCCTGATCAAATCTTGATTCAGTTACCTCTCTCATGATTGTTCTCGATGTCATCAATTTACGAGGAATATAATGACACTCAAGGCCATAAGTCCTTAATTGTTCATTAATTAAGTCCTGTACTAAACCTTGTTCTCCCTGAGAACCTTGTAGAAAAAAGGGATTTAACATTATCCAATCATATCAAGTGGGGGCATTTCATAATCACTTGACATTTTTGCTTTGAGTTCTGTAAGTTCTGCAACACCGTCATCATAAATTTGACGACCATTTAATTGAATACCGCCAGGCAATTGAACTCCTTGAAACTTGATTAGATTTTGTCCCCACTGTCTCTTACACAAAGCTGTAAAATACCTTTTCAAGAATTGATCATTATACACTTTTGTAAAATCATCTGGATCTAAGATTCGGAAACAATCAATTACAAAGTAATCATCCTTGTTTATTTGTGCCCAATCAACATCAATATAAAGACGATCCTGACGAATATTAAATCGATATCTTACATCTGGATTCAATAAGAAAGTGATGTCCTCAAGTTTAGTTTGAACCATCGCATATTGAAGAAGATCAATTGATCCAAAGGCATATAAGTCATTTAAAAATAATTGATATCGAATATTAAACAAACCATCATATACTGTATCTGATCTAACTTTAAATATCTGATTGACTCCGATTACAGACGGAGGCATTTGTATGTAATTATTATTCTCTTCTATATTAAAGGTTGTAGATAATCCAACAGTTGATGTCGTGGTAGTTGTTGTGATTCCTAAAGTTGAATCTCCTCCTCTCGCTTGTCCTCTATCAATATCATCCTGTGTAATTTTATACTTCAAATACATTCTTGCGATACCATCATAATGTCTCTCTTGATATATTTGAATAGCATCGTCTAACAGATCTTGAAACTGTTCATCTGCAACGTTAATCTCTAAGACAGGAAATCCAAGCTGTCTTTTTGCGTAATCTATTAATCCTTCTCTGGAACTTGGTTGAGCCATTCTTCACCTCTAAGTTGAAATACCTGTTCTGACAAGCACATTACCTTCTATAACTTTAAAGAAAGTAGAACCAGAACTTACATTGATATCATATAGATATCTACCTTCAGCTAAACTTCTAGTCACAGTTGAACCCATAGATAGAGTTATTTTTCCATCTGTGTCTCCAAGTGATACACCAAAAGTGTTCGCAGTTCCAATCGCAGATTTCTTCATATTGCTTCTTCCAGTATAGTTAGTAAAATCTATACTTGAACCAGCAGAAGTTCTAATCGTGAAAGTGGTGTTGAAATCAGCACCAGAGAACATGGTTAGATTCACACCCATTGGAACACCCACGTCTGGGTCAAAAGTGATTATCTGTTGTGCCATTTTTCTAATTATTTAGTTTTTGAACAAGAGTAGATAAAAGACCTTTAATTTCTCCTAATTCACCTTTTACATTATCAATATCCTCTTTCATTTTATTCAACTCTAGATTTTTATTTTCTGCATCCTTCTTACGTTGCATATACGCAAGGTATGCTTTTTTATCTCTATTGATAATTGCTGAGGATTCTGAATCACGATATAATCCAGATTTTCCTTCAACTGGAGTGTAATTTTTCATTATGCGACTGCGATGGCTCTAAGTTCTTTAATGAGTGGTGGTTTTGCTTGATCAGTTCCAACCATGTCAATTTTAATTTGGAACTTAGTGAACGGTGGTAATTCTCTTGAACTGAAACTATAATCCTTAAATTCAGCGCCAACTGAAGAAGTTATTTGATCATCTGGTCTTCCACTGTTGTTAGAGACGTTAATAACTTTACCATTTTGGTCAATATTATCAAAGCCTGGAAATAATTCAAAATCTACATCCATACTATTTTCACTTGAACCCTCTGCAATTGTTTTAAAGAACACACGAATATCAGAACTAGATCTTCGATATGCAGCAAACTCTACTTTAAGGTCAGTTGCTGGATTATCTAATTGAACTAAATTAGAAACGTACGTTGAAGCGCAAGGATCTTGACCTGTTTGATTTACACGATTATCAGTTGCAAAGTTTGACACAGGACTATTAAGACGATTTGTTGTCAGAACAGTGCTAACTCTGTCTAAATCAATAACAGGAGAAACATTTGGACTGTCACTGGTTAATAAAACTTCAAATGTTAATGATTTATTTCCTGGCAAATCGGATAATTGACGATCTTCATTAACTTTGGATGCAACCATTCGTGGAGTTTCAAAGTGATTTTGAGCATTAAGTCCAACAGCTTCAAATCCTTGATCTGCAAATGATGACTCTGAACCATCAACACTTGTTGCAGATATGGTTCTAATGCGACCACCAACTGATGTGCCTGGCGGTGTCATTGTTGTAACGTTTGGTGTGATAGTCTCAAACTGTATATTTTGTGTTGCGTTTACATTAGTTCCACCACCACGTTTTGTAGATGAGAAGAAACGATCTGGTATAGTTCCACCACTTCTATCTGTACCGTCACTATTCATATCAACTTTGATGTGATAGAAGTCTAAATCTTTATTATTTAAAACAGTCGCAGCTGGACTATTCATATCGTGAGTTTTATTAATTCTTCGTAAAGAAACACCAGAAAATTCATATTTTCTAATTATATCTCCTGATGAATGACTTGATTGAACAGTGCTATCAATACCTCTAGTTGTAACACCAGTAATAGAACCGTTTGCAACACCAGTGTAAGATAAAATCTCATCTCCGATAATCGCATATCCATAGTTAGTAGTTCCAACACCGACACCCTCAAATGTTGCAAAGTTAGATGATGATACAACTGATATATCAGCTGTTGCATCATTGTCATAATCAGCACTTAATTTGGTCTCAGGAACATCTGACTGAACATTGGATATTTTAACTAAATTGTTAAATGCATGTAATCCATGAGCTCTGTGATTTACTTTAAAGTGTAATCCATCATTTGTTGAATCAACATCAAAGGAACTGATTGTCACACCACTTCCAATATTACCGTCTGCTGTAACACCAAGACCAGTAGTTCCATCAAGTCCAAGAACAGCAGAGCCATTATTAAATCCAACTGTTCCAACACCAGTGACAAACGAACCTTGAATGTTATCAATAATTATACTATTTCTTTCAGTGATGACTCCAACAGAAACAAGAGCACCACTTCCATTTCCAAGACCTAATGTTCCAATTCCAAGAGTGTCCCCTTGTGCATAGTTTTTACCACCACCATTTGTAATAGTTACAAATCCAACTTCCCCATTATTAACAACAACATTAGCAATTGCTCCACTTCCCTCACCAGTTTGAGTCACAAGTGGTATGTCAGTGTACACTAAGAAACCACTGGAGGGAGTATAACCAACGCCAGGATTAATAACATTAGCTTCAGT